ACGGCTCAGTGCTGGAGTTCGGGCACTGTCAGAACGCTGACGACATGGTGAAATATCAGGGGGCGCAGTATGACGACCTGTGTTTTGATCAGTTAGAACAGTTTAGTGAGCAGCAATATCTATATATACAGGGAGCTTGCCGCGTCCCGCTGGACAATCCACCGCGAGATGCGGGGGGGCGTGCTATAGAGGCGCGGATACGTTGCAGTGCTAACCCTGGCGACGTGGGCCACTCGTGGGTAAAGGCGCGGTTCATTGACATCGCAGCACCTAACGAGGTCTATCGTTACGACATCACAGTACAGCGCCCAGACGGTAAGCCCTTGCACCTACAACGGGACAGAGTGTTTATACCCGCGTCTGTGTTTGACTCAGTCGAAGCTGGCGTTGTGGGCGCAGAGTACATTGCTACCCTAGAGGCTATGCCCGAACCGTATAAGAGTGCCTATCTGTACGGGCTATGGGATGTCTTTGTAGGACAGGCGTTTGGGGACTTCCAGCCAATGAGGGAAGGGCAGCCGCACCATGTCATACCGTATGATCTGCTACCGACAAAGTGGCGAAGGGTAGCGGGGCACGACTGGGGGTATGACTCTCCCTGTTATACGCTATGGGGGGCGCTAGATCCCTACGGAGGTATAGTGTTCTATCGCGAGTTATGGGCGCGCAACTGGGACTCGGACGAAATAGCCACACAGAACCTACTGGCACAGGGCGGGGAGCGCATCTCTCAAACATGGTGTGATCCGTCCATATGGGCTAGCTATCGGGCGCGATTGACACAGGAGCAAATACTAAGACTGCAAGAGTCTGGACAGTTACAGCTATCCATAGCTGACCAATACGCGAAGGCGGGATGGGGGGGACTGTCAGCGGGGAACAATGATCGGTTAGCGGGGAAAATGGCGATACACAGAGGGTTAAAGGAACGTCCAGACGGGACGCCGTGGGTACGAGTAATGGAGAGTTGCCCACGACTTATAACTACGCTTCAGCAGATACAGCTAGACACAAAGAGAAGTGAGGATGTGGTTACAGACTACCCCGCGGAAGCACCAATCAGGGATGAGCCATACGATGTACTGAGGTATATCATGATGGGACTTGTGGGACTTACAGGGATGCCAAAGAGTAAGGAGCCAGCTAGACAAGTAAGATGGGGATTTTCGTAATGCCTCAGAGTAAGGAGCGCAAGGCAGACTACCAGCGAAAGCGGAGGAAGTCCCCTGAAGTCCCTATGGGGTCAATGAAGTCCCCTAATGAAGTCCCTTCACATCGTCAAGAACTCCGAGATAGGCTTGATATTTACGTGGTGGACTACCGCACGGCGGCAAAGGCGCAGGACTGGACTGAGTGTGATAAGATTAACCAGGGACGTGAGCCGCTATTCACTAAGTTGTGGGCTTTGGAGAAAGCCCTTCCCGTAGCGGGGCAATACTGGGTGCCGAACCGAGTGCGAAACGAAGGGAAAACGTGGTTATTGGAGTAGGCAATGCCAGTTACGATCCGTAAGACTGATGGTAAATACCGTGTTTCTACTCCCTCGCGGGTGCATTCTATGGGAACGACGAAGCGAAAGGCTGAGGGTCAGCGAAAGTTGCTGCAGGCTGTGAAGCATGGGTTTGTTCCAGGTAAGACGCCAGGACAGAGGAAGCGATAATGTCTGATCGCATAACCCGTGAGGAGATTATGGCGAAGAAGTCTGACTATGAGGCGCAGGAATCTGCGTTCCGAGAGCAGGCGAAGATAGATCAGAACTTCATCCAAGCGGGAACGGAGTGGCGGAAGAACCTCTTGGCAGCCTATATTGCGGGATTTCCGCCTGGATTTGTCCATAAGTCTATCCCGATGGCGAAAATAGCTGTCAGGTCGGCAAAGCAGACGGTAATGGCGGGGGAAATCCCAGACGTGAGGGATTCTCTACGGTTGGAGGAGGGTGAGCCGCCCTCTGATGTGGCAGAGTCGCGCAGAAAGACGACGGAGCAGTTCCATAAGGCGTTTCTGTACGAAGTCGCTATGCGAACGTCGTCAAATCCCTTTTCAGAGCTACTGGATAAGCAGTATGGGCTGGGGCCAGGGATATTAGCGTTCCCCTGGGACGATAATCTTTGGCCAAAAGAGCCTGATCAGGGGGACAGGGTGGACATGGACGCCTATGAGGAGGCGAAGAAGGCCGCATGGCCGTGGAATGTGCATGTTATACACCCTCTGAATATCTGGCCTGATCCTTATTGCGATCCGCCGCAGGACTATATTATTGAGGATGAGATATCTGCTACCACCGCACAACGGCGGTATCCTAAGCTCACGCTGCCGAAGACAGGGAAGGTTAAGCGGGTAGCGTACTGCTCGGATGAGTGGTACGCCGTCTATATCAACAACGAGGCAGTCTTTGACGGCGATGGCGTGGTAGAAAACCCGATGGAGAGCATGTGGTATGAGCTAGCGCTATCGGGGTTGGGAGAAAGGGACGAGAACAACGACCCTGTGCACCTCTGGCAGGGCTTGATACGGCCTTTGCGAGACATAATCTCCATGATCGTCACGAATTACAACATCATCGAGGCGATCAAGTTTCAGGAAGCGTTCAGTCCTAAGCAGGTCAAGTCACCGAATAAAGAGGCGGCGCAAGAGGCTGCGGATAACTTTGAGTACGCCCCTCTGAAGCTCCTGGTAACGGAGAGTGGCGTTGAGTTTAATAATATCTTCCAGGGACTCACTACGCAGAGTTCCATCTGGGAGCAGGGAGAGTTAAGCAGGTGGATAGAAATCCTCATGGGGCCTCTCAGTGGCACCTTCATGGGCCAGGAGCGCACAGCATCGGGGTTAGCGCAGAGAGTTGCGCTACAGACCGCGCCCTTTGAGCCTGCTAAAATATCTGCGGAGCAAGCTATTGCTAATATGCTCAGGAAGGTAACGAGGTTTTACAAGACGATCATCGGCAAGAACTTCTATCTCAGGCACGGCGGGAAGCTAGTGCGGTTCAAGCCTGAAGAGCTACTGGACGACGTGATGATAGAGGTGGAGTTGAGGCCCGTTACGGCCGCGGACAGGGCCATGACCGTTGACAAAGACCTGAAAGAGATGGGAGCCACTATTATCAGCAAAGAGGAATATCGGCGGCGGCAGAAGATAGAGAATGGCAGTCAGTTGGATGAGGAGTCGGCGCTGGAAGCGCTGAAGTTCCACCCCGCCGTGGTAGATATCAGCGCGCAGGTGATCGTGCAGCAGATACAGCAGAAGTTTGGTATGCAACCGCCAGGTGGGGCTCCTGGGGGCGAGGTAGCTGAGGAAGCGTTCACGCCGAACCCTGGCGTGAACGGGCGCGGGACATTAGCAGGTGATCTAAGCCGCGCTCCCGTACCAGCAGGGCCAGGGGGAATGAGGTAATGGGACTCTATAACGATAATATACCGAAAGTCGCTGACTTTTGGTTACCGCGAATCCAGAAAACTCTGCGGGAAGACCACGAAATCGGGGCTGACCTTGAGGTGCTCAAGCAGCAATTACAGCAGGAGTTTCAGGCTGCGGTAGACGCGGGCGCTATAGAAGGCTTCATAGAGAAGCACGGGATTGAGGAAGCTGAGAAGCAGACAGACCTGCTGTAGATAGGGGGCATAATGGCTAAATATGTAGACCTGCGCGGCCGCGGCAAGCGGTTTATGACGGCGGCTCAGGCCGCGAAAGCTCCTGGCGCATGGGTGGTTGTGGGTCAGGTCGAGGAGGGAATGGGCGACGAGGAGCTATATGCGCTGGCGGTTGGGCTAGATGTGCCGCCAACGCCCATTCCCTCCCTTACAGGTCGACGGAGCGTGACCCTCCCGCCCCTAGTTCCAGGCGAATTTAGGCCGATTGACGGGCGCATGACTGTCGGAGACCCTGATTTTCAGCGGGTGTTACCGCCTGCCGCGAGGAAGAGGATTCTTTCTGTTCCCTCTGTAGTAGATCCCTACGCACGCTTCAATTCTGCTTTTTTTGAGGAGTACGGACGGCCCATTAAAGCGGAACAGGAGAGCAACGAAGTCCTTTGGAAAGAACTGGATATACCCAATAAGCTATTTCGGCTCTTACCTCTTGGCCGACAGCAGGGTTTTGATGCCAAGCGCCTCTCCCAGCTATCAAATGAAGACTTGAATCCTGTTATTGAAAGAATCCTGAATAGTGATCCGCGCGGGTTATCCAACTTTAGTGCAGATCGCCTTGCAGAATTTGATTTGCCGACCACCGAAGCCTTTTTTGATCATATGGTGCGTGTCGACCCTGGGAGTGACTTAACTGCAGACCTTCTCAGGGTTGTTCATAAAAAGGAAGACGAAGCGGGAATCAAACGAACGGAGGTGGGAGACGCCTCTCGCTGGAGAGCCGCTCCCCCCCTCACCACTATCCTTGGGGATGACGACAAGAAGACCTATGAAATACCTGGTGTCGGCGCGTTGGAAAGCCCTGCTTTTCAGCGGATGTTACAGTTGTTTCGTGGTGAAGTGCCCCCGATGTTTC